ATGATAAAGATTCTTCATATTTCAGACTTTCATTATAAAAAAGATCATTCTAATGATTACGAAGATATTGTCAGAAAAATGTGTGACAGTTTACAGAAACAATCTATAGATATTATTGTATTTTCTGGAGACCTTGTTTTTGAGGCGTCAAATGCTGATATTTTAAACAATGCTTCAGATGTCCTTTTCACTCCATTGATCAAAACTTTAAATCTTGACAATAAAAGAGTAATTATTACCCCAGGAAATCATGATTTAAAAAGAGGTGAAGAAATGCCTATGGTTCGTAATCAATTGGATAGTATTTCTACAATTAAGGAGTTAGATACATTTTGTCAAGACCAAAAGCAATGTAAATGTAGCCTTGATAATTTTAAAAACTACAATTCTTTTATTACTACATTTTATGGCAGTAATAATAATTCTCTTCTTTATTATACTGATGTTATAAATTTGCATGATACTACTATAGGAGTTGTCTCATTTAATTCTGCATGGAGATGCACTGATTCAGTAAAGGATCGTGGTAATCTATTATATCCTGTCTATCTTGTAAAAGAGGCCCTATCAAAGGTGCAGAAATGTGATCTGATTATTTGTAATCAACATCATAATATTAGTGACTACCGAGACTATGTAGCTCAAGATATTGAAGATGAAATAAATGAAAAATGTCACATTCTATTTACGGGGCATTATCACAAAGCGTCAATTAATACAAATCATGATGCAGAAGTCGGACTACTTCATATTTCAGCGTTTGCCTCTATGAATAGATGGGACAAGGAATCAAAATACGGCTATTCTATTATTGAAATTGATGAATCTACATATGAAGGTTCCGTTTGTCACGTTAGAATGGTTGATGGTAATTTTATTGATATGCCCCCAAAATCTTTTGCGATTCCTGTATCAGAGGCAAAAAAAGAAATTAATGATTTCCGAAAACTCTTACGAAAGAGATTTGAACAAACCCTCCAAATTGCTGATGAGTTATTTGTATCAGGCAATTCTGGGGACTTTATGAAATTGTTTAACAATCCTATTATTAAGAACAAAAGTGTTCAGGAAATTATAGCAACTCAAAAAGAAGGTGAGCAAGTCTCTTTACCACAAATTATATCAAATGATAAATCTGCCATTATTTTTGGTTACAATAAAAAAGGTAAAACTTCATTGTTACGCTGGATACAAATAGATAGTATAAAGGAATGTTTGAATAGAAAAGTCATCCCGTATTATTTGGACTATAAATTGTATAAAGCCAAAACCTTTGATTTGAAGAAGGTATTAAGAAATTATCTTGAAATAAATACGAAAAAATGCGAATCGTTTTTTAATGAGTATTCTCTATTGTTATTAGTTGACGACCTGAATCCAACAGATAATAATTTCACAAATTTATTGGTAACACAGCTTAAGATGTTTCCTCATGCTCGATTTGTTGCAACTTGCGCAGAGTCAATTTCAAAGCAGTGTTCCCTTATTAACTTCCAAGACTATGCAATTGAGAAGTTCTATATCCATGACATAACCTATCGTGAAGTTCATCAACTCACACTTAGTTGGCCAAATATTTCTGTGGAAAAGAAAAAGAAAGCAGAAGAAAAGATTATTCAAATTTTTACACAGATGCATATTCCACTTAATTATTGGACAACATCTCTGTTTCTATGGATATTTGAAAAAACAGATGAACACAATATCCATAATAATTTTGACCTTATTCAGCTATATATTGATGAACTATTAGATAAGAAAAATTATATTCTTAACCCTGACAACAAAGTCAGCTACGATGATTTAAAGTCTTATCTTTCAGCTCTTGCTCAGCATATTTTAATGAATAATTACGCTATAGATGAATCTGAACTTATTCAATTTACAGAAAAATATAGGAACGATCATAAGAAGTTTACAGATACATCTTGGGATATAATTCGTTATCTTTTAGAAAAAGCTATTTTGATTAAATCAGATACCAAATTCACGATTAGATTGAAAGGGGTTTTTGAGTTTTTCTTAGCCTATAGAATGAAAGAAAATGAAAAATTTAAGAATGATGTATTAACTTTTAAAAACTACATTCTTTCCTTTGGAAATGAATTAGAATTATATGCAGGATTCTGCAAAGATGATGAAAAAACAATCTCAGAAGTCTTTGATAGTGCTAAAAAGATTTTGTATCCTATTACTAGCAAGGCTGACTATGAGAATCTAGATTCACATTTATCTAATCAATTGAAGATCACAAGTTCTGATTTTAAACATACAGGTAATTTGCTAAATAAATTGGCAGAAATGCCTAATGACGAAGGGGATGGGTTTGATTATTTGCCAGTTAGTATCTCTTCCATTGATGAAACTGAAGTAAAGCCTAAATGTCTGTATGATCAGATAGATATTGATGCGGCAATTGTTGAACGCATTATTTTTGTTTTAGCTAGAGTCTACAGAAATAGCAACGCATGCGACATGCTGAAAATTGCAGATGAAATGTTTGAGTACATTTTAAATGGTTCTTGTTATTTAGGTTTTATGTTAGTAGAAGATTCTAAGTCTTTTGATAATAATAAAGAAAATGAAACAGAAGCATTGGTTTCTTTAGTGTCAAATTTTATCCCCATTATAATTGAAGCATTTTTTTACGATGCTATCTGTCAACAGAATTTAACACGTGTATTTGAATCAAAACTTAAAGATTTGATGAATAATCCAAAAGGAAACGAAATGAGAATATTTATGCTTACTTACATTCTTGTTGATTTAGACATCAAGCAGAACATGCCATTAATTGATAAAGCACTACAAGTTATCAAAAATAAAATACTACGATTTGCAATGCTTAATAAAAACCTTCTTCTTACAATGAAATATTATGACAATCCCATAATTCTTGATAAATTAAAAATCCAAAGGCAAATACAAGCAAATGAATTTAAAGAATTTGATGGATCTGATCAAAAAATCTCACAAAAATTGATTGCTAAAAACACCAAAGAACAACATGTTAAAACTACAAACAGAATGGATTATAAGTAATAACACTCCTCTATTCTGTAAATAATCTATAACCATTATCAATAGTCATAGATTATTTACAGATATATTTTATTAAGAATACAACCTTACTTTTAGTTAATTAACATTTAATCATTTTAACAACTTGACTAATACAATAGAATTCTTTATAAACTGACTAATAGAAGTTTCCTGATAAATTTATTATATCATTTTCTCTTTGGCAACTTGATTCTATGATTATTAGTTTCCCACTTATTAATGTAAGTCCCCGATAAATTCCCCGCATAAATTATAGAATTGCTATATACATCTAATAAGTTTATAGCGATTCTCTTTTCATTAGAGTATTGTTAGATTTCTTTGGAGTTTCTCAGTTTCCAGTAATTGGGTAGTAACTCTTTTAAGTCTTTTCCCTTATCCCTTGTGTAATATGGTAACCAGGCAATTATATCGGTAAACCATTCTCTGGGATTAACTTGAGATGCTTTGCATGATGCCAACAATGAACAGATGACAGCTGTGTTTTCCGCCGCCTCATGATTTCCACAAGACAAGAAGTTTTTTTCGATAAAGCTATTGAGCGGATTGCATTTTCAGCCAGATTATTATCAATTTTGAGCCTGCCGTCTTTGAGGTAATTTCTCGTGCGTGGCCAAAAGATATAGGCATAGGCGATGGCTTGTCCCATCCGGCTTTTAGGAAGCACTTTCGGATAGGTAGTTTCCATCCATTGCGCCAGCTCGTCAAGAATAGGAAGAGCCTGTTCCTGCCTTTTTGACATTCGCATTTCAGGGGATATTCCCTGTATGTCGACTGCCTGCTCTATCCGATAAAGTTCCTGTATTTTGGCCAGCCAGAACGTATTCAGCCTGAGACTTATTTCCTCTTTGGCAGTCTCATAATGACGCCTGATATGCGCATGGCAACCCACAGGGAACACCCCTTCCTTACCTTCAAAGATGTTGTAGGCCGCATAACCGTCACTTTGAAGATATCCTTTAAATGGTTCCAATAAATTCCGTGCCGTTTCCTGTGAACGGGAACCGTCATCATAATGAAAGAACACTAATCCAGTAGTTACCGCCCTGACCATCCCCAGGTATTCCCTGACAGCTTTGTGGCTTTGCTTGTTGATGATGACAGGCAATGTGGTTTCATCCACCTGGATGTAATCAACAGCCAATACCTGCATCTTGAGTTCATCATATAAAGGTTTTAGCAGCTCACAGGCGGGTTTGAACCAGCCATGAAGCGTGTTTTCCGGGATTTTCAAACATAAGTGATGGAACTCCCGTATCTGACGGTAGAATGGAACGTGATACTCATACTTTTGCAGGAGAATTTTTGCCAACAGACTGGCACCTGGAAGTCCCTTATAAATAGGCAATAGTGGAAGATCGGCTATTACGATACCGCCCTAATATTTCTGGGGTAAAGCGGTATTGTCTTTCAATCCATATTTGGGACGTATGATTTCCTTTACATATAATTTGTCCGGTTCAAACTCAAGTGTACGCGTACGTTACTCGCCAATCCGTTTATACTTTGTAAGATCCAGGTCTTGTGGTTCTATGACAACTTCCACAACCGGAAGTCCTTCCAGCAGTTTACGGTTCTGCCGTTCTTTCTTTTTAGTAACCATAGGTGTTGTAGTTTGTCCGACTACAGTTTCTTCCAAAGGTTTCGGTTCTAAGGATTGGCCGGCTGTTCAAACAGAGATAGCTGATTTGGGTCCAGACGGGATAACTTTTCACTCTTACGACCAAAAAGTTGTCGGTTCAACCACGCTACCTGAGCCAGTAGTTCATCCAATTTGTTTTGTAACTGTTCATTCTGCCGGGTCAGCTTTCTGATGGACTCAGACTGATTGGCATTAGTCTGTTGGAGTGTGGCTACCAAAAGTTCTAAAGTTTCTGCCTGAGTCATTATTTATGAGGATTTTGAACAATACAAAAATAAATAAAATCTCTGGAATAACCTTGAAAAACGGTAGAAAAGGCATCGAATGACTTAGTAAAAAGGCATTTACGAAGCCAGACGGTGACAGCGGCAAAAAGCGGGTAACGCAAAGGAAAGCGGAATTATGAAGCAGAACGGTTTTCAAATCGTTACCCGCCGGAAAGTGATTTTTAACACATGACACCGAAACTGGCAGCTTGTGGCTTCGGTTGGCTTACAAGGTCTAACTCGTTGATATTTAACTTTGCAATCAAAAAAAACGAGTATGGCAAGAAGCACATTCAAAGTGCTGTTCTACGTGAACGGCAGCAAGGAGAAAAACGGTATTGTCCCCATTATGGGACGGGTTACAATCAACGGGACTGTGGCACAGTTCAGTTGCAAGCAGAGCATTCCCAAGACGCTTTGGGACGTGAAAGGCAACAAGGCGAAAGGGAAGAGCCGCGAGGCACGGGACATCAACCTCGCGCTTGACAATATCAAGGCGCAAATCATCAAACACTACCAGCGCATTTCCGACCGGGAGGCATTTGTAACGGCTGAAATGGTACGCAATGCCTATCAAGGTATCGGTAGCGAGTATGAGACACTGATAAAGGCATTCGACAAGGACTGCGCCAACTTTCTGAAACGTGCCGGAAAAGACCGCAGCATCGGCACATACAAGGTGATGGTAAGGGCAAGGAACTATGTTGCCGACTTTATCAAGTCATTCTACAAACGAAACGATATGTCGATGTTGGAACTGACACCCGACTTTATCAAGGAGTTTGCCGCCTATCTGACGGTAGAACGAGGATTGAAGAACGCTACCATTTGGCTGCACTGTATGTGGCTGAAAGGTGTCGTGATGCGAGCACACTATAACGGACTGATACCGAGAAATCCGTTTGCGCAGTTCCACATCAACCCGAATGTAAAGGAACGAGAGTATCTGACGGAAGACGAGATAAAGACCGTAATGACACATGAGTTTGAAAGCCCCACGCTCACGCTTGTCCGGGACTTGTTCATCTTCGCCTGCTTCACCGCGCTGAGCTTCGTGGACATGAAAGAGCTGACGACGGATGAGATAGTGGAGGTAAACGGCGAGAAATGGATAATCGGCAAACGTCACAAGACCGATGTGCCTTTTCAGGTAAAGCTGCTTGACATCCCTCTACAAATTATCGAACGGCACAAGAACCGTTCAGACGGCAAGTCAGTATTCGGTGAAATCAACTACTGGACGATGTGCAAGCAGTTGAAAAAGGTTATCAAGGAATGTGGTATCGAAAAGGCAATCTCCTACCATTCAGCAAGACATACCTTCGGAACCTTGGCTTTGACCAAGGGGATGCCTATCGAAAGCGTGAGCCGTGTATTGGGACACACGAACATTGTCACGACCCAAATCTACACGAAGATAACCACGCAGAAACTCGACAACGACCTGACGATGTTCGGGAACAAGCTGAGCAAGGCGTTTAACGGTATAACAATGGCATGAGTATGAAAAGAGTTGTCATAGCAATAGCAGAATGTGGCACGGTAATACTGCCAGATGCCCCGAATGGAAGTGTTTGGATGTCAGAACCGGAACTTATAGAGCTGTTCAGGGTAATCGCCCCGACACTCCGTGCCGCAGTCAGATCCGTGTATAAAAGCGGCGTCCTGAAAGCATATGAGGTGCAGAAATATATCCGGTTGGAGAACGGATATAATGCCGATGTGTTCGGCTTCCCGATGATATCGGCACTTGCTTTCCGTATCAATACCTTTGGTGCGAAACAGGTGCGCAAAGCCATCCTTGAAAAATTGTACTTGCGAAAAGAGAAAACAAACATTTTCTTTTCGCTTGGTATAAACAGTATGAAAAGTTCTAAGTATCAAGCATGAAATATCTCAATGTGACGACATGAAATAATGAAATCTATGCGTATTCCCATTGCTAACAATGTATTCGGATAATTGCATAAGTGCGCCGTCATTTATACAGATGAATACTACAATCCCGAAGAGACAGCCATTAGAGTGGTGCTTCTTCGGGATTGCTTTTTGTTCTCACATCCGTTTTTGCGACCCGAAGCATTGAATTTCCTGTTCCAAAGCATTTTATTCCCCATTCTGCTGCGTTTTGCGTATCAGCCTATCCAATAAATGATTATACTTTTGTGGCTGACATTTAATCAAGCTAAAATCGAATGAAAATGACAGCCAAAGAATCAAAAGACAGCCACCGACCGCCATCAGATAGCGGCATGGCAAAGGAGGAGTTTATCCGTGTGGGTACAACCCTCTACAAGTTAGTGAACCAGCCCCGTCTGAATGGCGGTTATGTGAGGAAACGCATCGCATGGAACAACGAGACCCTGCGCCAAGACTACGGCAAGGACTATATCGGCAGCGTCCCCAAGTATGACGGCTTCTGCACCGTACCTGAACACGTCAATTATCTGCCAGTGGTCGGCAAGTTCCTCAACCTCTATGAGCCGATAGACCACCGACCTATACAGGGCGAGTTCCCACATATCCAATCTCTGATACGGCACATCTTCGGGGAACAATACGAGCTGGGGATGGACTATCTCCAATTGCTCTACCTGCAACCCATACAGAAACTGCCAATCCTGCTGTTGGTGTCGGAGGAACGCAATACAGGCAAAAGCACCTTTTTGAACTTTCTGAAAGCCCTTTTTCAGAACAACGTGACATTCAACACCAATGAGGACTTCCGCAGCCAGTTCAATTCCGACTGGGCAGGGAAGCTCCTTATCGTGGTGGACGAGGTGCTGCTCAACCGCAGGGAGGACAGCGAGAGGTTGAAGAACCTGAGCACCACTCTCTCCTACAAAGTGGAAGCCAAAGGCAAAGACCGTGACGAGATAGCATTCTTCGCCAAATTCGTGCTGTGTTCCAACAACGAGTATCTGCCTGTCATCATCGACGCAGGGGAAACACGCTATTGGGTGCGCAGGATAGACCGACTGCAATCCGATGATACCGAATTCCTGCAAAAACTGAAAGCGGAGATTCCTGCCTTTCTTTACCATTTACAACACAGAAGCCTCTCCACCGAAAAGGAGAGCCGTATGTGGTTTGCGCCCTCGCTGCTGCATACCGAAGCCCTGCGGAAGATTATCCGTAGCAACCGCAACCGACTGGAGATAGAAATGCACGAGCTTATACTTGACATCATGGATAGTGTCGGTACGGACGCTCTCTCTTTCGACTGCAACGACATTCTCCTTTTGCTGCAACACTCACAGGTAAAAGCGGACAGATGCCAAGTCCGCAAGGTCTTGAAAGAGTGCTGGAAACTTGCTCCTGCACCCAATACGCTTACCTACACCACCTATCAGGTGGACTTCACACGGGAATGCCACTATTCGCCCATGCGGAAAACAGGACGGTTCTATACCGTGACAAGGGGATTTTTGGAAACACTCTGATTATTTTGATGAAATGATGAATAAGGATATAAATATACTGAGATATAGAAGTTTACCTTCTCATCAAACATTCATCAAAAGTATCTCACTGATGAAAAGAGAAAACAGTTCGGACAGACCATACCCGATGCTTCAAACGATGAATTTTTCTTTTCGTGAGTTTTTGATGAATAATTGATGAGAGTATATACAAATGTAAATCAATACATTAAACCGCCTATTCATCAAATCATCGTTTTTGCATTCATCATCAAATCCATAGAAACATCATATCATGAACATCCAAGAAGCAAAACAAATCAAGATTGCAGACTATCTGCAAAGTCTGGGCTATTTGCCCGTAAAGCAACAGGGCAACAGTCTTTGGTACAAATCGCCATTGAGAGAGGAAACGGAAGCCTCGTTCAAGGTAAACACCGAACTCAACAGGTGGTACGACTTCGGCATCGGCAAAGGCGGCAACATCATCGCTTTGGCGCAGGAGCTTTATTCTTCTGACCATATGCCCTATCTGCTCCGTAAGATAGCGGAACAGGCACCGCACAGTCGTCCCGTGTCTTTCTCTTTTTGCCAACAACCATCAGAACCGAGCTTCCAACAATTGGAGGTACGGGAACTCACCCATCCGGCATTGCTGCGCTACTTGCAGGAGCGCGGAATAGATACCGCATTGGCAAAGCCGGAGTGCAAGGAACTGCATTTCATAAACAACGGCAAACCTTATTTCGCCATCGGCTTCCCGAATGTGGCAGGAGGGTACGAGGTGCGCAACCAGTTTTTCAAGGGTTGCATTGCACCGAAGGACATCAGCCATATCCGGCAACAGGGAGAACCGAGGGAAAAATGTCTGGTGTTCGAGGGCATGACGGACTATCTTTCTTTCCTTACGTTGAGAATGAGGAACTGCCCGAGCATGCCTGACCTCGACAGGCAGGATTACGTCATCCTTAATTCTGTAGCCAATGTTTCCAAAGCCATTGACGCGCTGCACGGATATGAACGCATCCACTGCCTGCTCGACAATGACGAAGCAGGAAGGAAAGCGTACCATGATTTGGAAATCGAGTTTGCCGGACGCATTCGTGACTTCTCCCACAACTATCACGGGTATAAAGACCTGAACGATTACCTGTGCGGCAAACCTTTGTCCCAATCGGCAGAGCCGATGAAACAGGAGCGGCAAGTCCAATCCGCAAGGCGGATGATGCAGCCACCGAAGAAACGAGGGCTGAAGATGTAAGGAGGGGGAATGCTTGCAGCCGCACGGATATTTACCAATGGAAAATACCGTAGCTTATTAGGGAATTTTTCCGAGCCGCATTGCAAGCAACGCTGAAAATTTCCCAATAAGCCAAAGAGATTGCACCTCTCTGGACTCTCCCGACCAACGGCAAAAGCCGTGGAAGGATAATTATCAATCATTGTTTCACAAGCTAAAAAAGAAAGGATATACTATGGGCTACGCAGTATTGCACATGGAGAAAACAAGCGGAACGGATGCCGCCATGTCTGCGCACATAGAGCGCACCATCCGACCGAAAAATGCCGATGCCGACAGGACGCATCTCAATCGGGAACTGATAAGTTTTCCCGATGGCATTGTAAACAGGACACAAGCCATACAACACCGGCTAGATACCGCAGGGCTGATACGCAAAATCGGCAGCAATCAGGTGAGGGCAATCCGTATTCTGCTTACGGGAACCCACGAGGATATGGAACGTATCACCAACGATGGGAGACTTGAAGAATGGTGCGGCGACAATCTGAGATACCTCGCCGACACGTTCGGCAAGGAGAATATCGTGTCGGCAGTCCTGCACATGGACGAGCAGACACCGCATATACACGCCACGCTTGTCCCCATTGTCAGGGGAGAACGCAAGCGCAGGAAACGGGAGGAACAGGCGAAGAAACGCTACCGTAAGAAGCCAACCGATGGAGCAAGACTTTGTGCCGACGACATCATGACCCGTCAGAAGCTCAAAGAATATCAGAACAGCTATGCCCAAGCCATGGGAAGGTACGGATTGCAACGTGGCATAGACGGTTCGGAGGCACGGCACATATCTACACGGCAATATTACCGTGAGGTAAAGCTCCTGACCGAAGAGCTGAAAGCGGATATAGTGGATTTGCAGGAACGGAAAGAAACGGCACAGGAGGAACTCAGACGTGCGAAAAGGAAAAACCGCCCCGGAAAGCGGAAGGGGCGGCCAACGCCCGCAGCCGCCAACATCGCCGAGAGTGTCGGTTCTCTTTTCGGCAGCAACAAGGTCAGGACATTGGAAAGGGAGAACACCTCCCTACATAGGGAGATAGCCGACCATGAGGAAACCATTGAAACCCTGCAAAGCACGATACAGATCATGCAGACCGACCACAGCCGACAAGTGTTGGAAATGCAGCAACAGCACCGCAGGGAAATGGAGCGGAAAGAAGCCGAACACAAGAAAGAAGTGTCAAGGCTTACACGCCTTGCCGAAAAACTGTGCTCATGGTTTCCGCTGGCGAAAGAAATCCTGCGCATGGAAAAACTGTGCCGCCTTGTCGGGTTCGATGAACGGCAGACTGCCACGCTCATCAGCGGCAAGCCGTTGGAATATGGGGGTGAACTCTATTCAGAGGAACACAGGCGGAAGTTCACCACAGAGAGGGCTGATTTCAAAGTAGTGAAAGACCCTGCCGACAAGGATAAACTGGTTCTCTCCATCAACCGGAAACCGATTGGAGAATGGTTCAAGGAGCAGTTCGAGAAGTTGCAACAGGCGATACGCCGACCCATGCCGCATTTAAAGAAAGGCGGAGGAATGAAACTGTAACCTAATCAGTAAAAAGCCTCTCTTATACACACCTCAATTCAACTGAATATAAAATCCATCTCCACCAGCTTTTTTCCATTGGGCAATGGTTCTTCCACTTTATTAATTAGTTGGTAACCGATTGCCTGCATGGAGGAAGCCAGTTCTTCCTCCTGCATTTGATGGTGTACACGCTCTAACCCGTCAAACACATGCAGATAAGGAGAATCCGAAACAAAACCGTCATCCACATTGATTTGTATAATGCAGGACACGCATTGAGGATGTACTTTTGTGACAGTCCGGCAGAAACATTCGTAGCCAATGTACTCAATCAGCAGGTTGGCTATGAGTAGGTCGGCATGGGGAAGCACCGTGTCTGATGCCGTGAGGTCGGCGCATATACATTTCAACACGCCATTTAACTGCGGATAACGTTTCTCACATTGTCGGAGATAATCAGGATTTATGTCCACACCGAACACTTGCTTAAAACCACATTCCACAACGTGCTCCAGTCCGTTGCCTCCTGCAACGCCCAATACCATTACGGTGTCAGCATCACACAAGGAGAACTGCCTGCGCATCATTTTGTTCATGGTCTGCAACTGTTGTACAGACTTCAACCTCATGTGGTTTTCGTAATCTGATAATGGGATTTCTTCCCATGGGTTTATTTCATTATGATTATTCATGATTCATCTCTGTATAAAACCTATTTGAATATAAGAGGTAATCTTTGCCATTGTGCTTATTGCTATGGTATTCAACTGCAAAAGTAGCTATATTTTATGAGATTTGAAACCTCTCTACGGACTATTTGCAAAGATAGAATGCAGAAATCAAATGACAAGCATTGTTCTTTCAGATAATTATTATACCTTTGCATCAAGACGAGTGACTGTGAAAGCAACTTACAGCAAAGCGCAGAAATACATACGGTTGCTAAATCATTACCTCACAAACGGGTAATTCTCCCAAAGTCCTTTGTATAAGGCACTAACAAGATTCTTCCAGAATTAAGAAAAAACTCTTACTTAAACAAGGTCTGGTCCATTGAGTTTCATTGTTATATATCACTTTTTCATAACGTCTTCAATCGCTTGAGCCTCTTAGCGGATCCGTTATTAATTCCTTCCACCATCATAACCTGCTCACGCCACTCCATGGGGTATGATTTGCTTTGCTGATCATATTCGGGCAAGCGGAAGGTTCCTTCCTCCAGCCTTTTTATATACAGGACAAGACCGCCATCTTCCGCATGCAGAAGTTTCATCGTGGTCCGCAGGCGATTTATGAAAATGAATACGTCACCTAAACGAACGTCGTAACCCATCTTGTCATGAATGACTTCACAGAGTGAATTCATGCCTTTGCACATATCTGTCTTACCTGGGCAAAGGAAGTAGCGCATCGTATCATTCAGGCAAAACATGATGACCGCAAATTTGAGTGAGTAATTGTATGGCGGCATGGGATTCAGCCATACCACTGAAGCGGGCTATTATGCCACCCGGAAACTCTATTCGAATCTCTTCGGATCCCATAGCTACTCTATCATAAGACAGGTTGGAAGTGGACAAGGAGGTCAAATTGACAGGAGCGAATTCTTCGGAAGAGGAGCTTTTCGCACGATAAGGTCGAGAGATACCAAATTTTCCTTTCCAATAATAAAAGCTAGATTCGGTATAGGCTTGGCTTCATTGACACAGAAGTCTTTTATCGTCAAACCGCTTCGTTGCTGACGGGATAGAATGTCTAAGAATTCTTCTTTGCTCATTTTTCGCATAATCTTTTTTACGCAAAGATCGAGCGAAAAAAAAGAATAGATAACGGGAATTTTATCGGGGGCTTACGATCCTTATAACCTCTCCGAATAGTTATAGTTTGTATAAACAAAACCTAAAAGAGTCATACCAAACTCTGTTGTGGGTAATAATACGACTCTTCTTTTTACCTTTGCTTTATAAGATGAGTTTTACCGCATCCCCATTTTCCTTTCAACATCACAGCATACTGAGGGTTAGGGTTATCAGCATAGCTGTCTAAAAAATCAAGAATTAAAGAGTTCATACCTTTGTTATTAACATAATTCTATATTTGATTCCATTGGAAAATTAAAATGTAGTAATAGAATACGAAACAGTACATGACACAGCAAATTCATTATCACCACATCCATAATAAACAAAGTTAGTGGAATTTCTTAAAACTATCATGTTTATCTTTGAATAATCCAATAAAAGTTTGTAGAAATCGAACCTTTTATCTACCTTTGTTGAGTCAAGGAGATGACAATTGCAAAAATAATCAAGAAAAGCGATGAATTTGGTGTAGTGCTAATTCAATGGCTTTCATAAAAGATAAAGCAGTAAATGTGTAGTCAATCAGGATTTTAGAATAAACCGAAGCAAAAGGTTCGATTCCTGGTGGCACCACTTGAAAAGATTCTTCAATCTTGAAGTCCCCTGAAATTCAGCAATTTCAGGGGATTTTTTTATTCCCTCTATACATAAAAACTTGCAGATTTAGGATATCCAAGATTTCCCATTCGGTGGTTTTTCAGAACCCCTTCAAAAAAACCACCATTTGCACAATATTTCACTTATTTTCAATCATTTACAAAGATATCTTTCAGGTGCAAAAGAGTACTTTTGCAGACCTGCTTGAATGTGGTGGAAAAGAGATTGGACGAAAAGAAAAAAAGACCGTTATACCCCGGATACGCAAGTTTCCTTTGAAGTCCCGGCTTCTATCGCCTGCCAACTTCGGTGGTTTTTCCCGAAAATTTCGGTGGCTTTTTTATATTGTATGCATAAAAGCCACCGAAAAAATATCTCCCGCCCCTTTCCGGTTGACAAAGTAAAATATGTTCAACAACTAAAAGGAAACGAGTATGAAACAAGGAACAATGAACATTCTGTTCTTCATTCTGAAGACGAAACTTCTGAAAAACGGTGAGGCGCCCATCCTCATGCGCATAACCATTGACGGACATTATGAGGAAATCAGAATACAGCGGAGCGTTCCGCCCAAGCTGTGGGACTCCGCCAAAGAATGCAGCAAAGGAAAGGACAGGTCCGCCAAGGAGCTGAACACCTACATCGCCGAACTCAGCGCACTGGCCCTGCAAAAGCACAAGGAACTGAAGTTTGAGTTTGCACTGATTACCCCCAGACTGCTCTTGAAAAGAGTATTCGGAAAAGATACGGAAATGCGTACCCTCCTCGGTACAATGGGTGAAGAAATCGAAAAAATGAAAAAGGCCGTAAACATAGACTATGCCCCTGTAACCATCAACCGTTACATCAATGTGATGAACAAGCTGAAAAAAGCCATTCCCGACTTTTACAAGAAAGAGGACATTACGTTTTTTGAGCTGAATTCCGATTTTATTTCTGCATTCGACCTGCACCTGAAAACGGAAGCCGGTCTCTGCCGGAACACGATTGTCCGTTACATGAAATGTTTCAAACGGATTACGAACATGGCACTGGCCAAGGAATGGATGCGCAAGGACCCGTTCTACGGCTACAAGATGGCACAGGACGAAACAGACCCCATATTCCTGACCTATCCGGAACTGAAAAGCGTCATGGAGAAAGAATTCACCATCCCCCGCCTGGCACTGGTGCGCGACATTTTTGTCTTCGCATCCTTCACCGGGCTGGCCTTTGCCGATGTATCCACACTTACAAAAGACAACCTTGTGCAGGACAACAACGGAGAATGGTGGATCAGAAAGGGGCGTGTAAAGCTGGAGCGCAGACACCGGGCATCCTCCGTCAGCAATATCCCCCTGCTGCCGGTTCCGCTGGCCATTCTAAAAAAATACGAAGACCATCCCGTATGCCGGAAGAAAAACCTCTGCCTGCCGGTCATCTGCAACCAACGGATGAACAGTTACCTGAAAGAAATCGCCGACCTGTGCAATATTAAAAAGAATTTGACAACACACACAGCACGCCACACGTTCGCCACCACCATTACGCTGGCCAACAAGGTACCCCTGCAAGACGTGTCGGCCATGCTGGGACATGCCTCGACAAGAATGACGCAGCACTATGCACGGGTATTGAATCCAAGCTTGAAAGAAGCCATGGATAATGTTAAGAACGCACTTGCGCAATAGTTCCGACTTACCGCCACATGAAGCTATCCTGTTCCCAACGGGGTAGCTTTTCTTTTATCAGAAAAATAGTATTTCCACTTCTTACCTGCAAAGATAGTCTTTTGCCTTTGATAGCGCAAGGCAGCCCTTCGGGCCGGTTGGACGAAAAAAATCATCCTCGCTTCGCTCCGGTATTTTTTTTCGCCAAGCCTTGCGCAATCATGGCAAAAGACAAGCCGGAGCATGTAAGAAATAGAAATACCGGTTCCAAACCGGTCATGTTTAACAAAAAAAACAAGCATATGACTGAAATGAAACCAAACAAGGTCGGAGAAGAACAAGTAACCGACCTGACAGGAAGAGACGTACAAGCGGTGGACACCCGGCCACTGACAGTCAAAAACGCGCACCGTGCCGCCATGATACGCAAAAAAGGGAGTACAGACACCCCTGTTCCCTTCCACTTCAGGAAAAAGCACCATGGCATGGCAAACTTCGTGCATCTTTTAGGTTCTCCCGAAGAAGGGAAAGAGCTACGACCGGCAGAGTTCAAGGATTGGGAAGTAACGGAGTTCAAGCACCCCGGCTATCTGGAAGACTTGTGGGAGCAGGCCTGCGATGCCTACAGATGGAGCTCTTTCGATCCGGACATCCGGGGGGAGTCGGACATCATGATTTACGAAAAGGAACTTCACGATGACCTGAAGAAAATGCCCGAAGAAAAACACGAAGGATACATCACCGCCTATAAACAAAGGTTTGCCGCACAACTTGCCGCCCTCTCCCGATGTGCCAACTCCATGGTTACCGGACGGGCCGGATTCGATGTATACAGGCAGGAGAAGGCCGACCGGGCTTATCAGAGCAGATACGAAGAACTGCGGAACTGGCGCAGCAAGGTATTGAAAGCGGTGGAACGCACGAAGGAAGAAAACCGGCCCGAGGAAGAAAAACAGGAACAGGCCTGGCTTTCCCTGAAACGGGACATCGAGAGCAGTGCGAATACCATCCATGAACTCGACACGGGCAAATGTAAAGGCTATAACCGTGCCCTGTTCGTCAGCAGCATCCTCAACAAGGTCAGTACCTATGCCGGTCACGGCGAGGTGGAGATCGTACAGAGAGCAGTGGATTTCATTTCCGAATACAACGCAAAGGTAAAGAAACCCATCATCACCGCACGGAACAAGTTCTTCAGCCTGCCGGAAACGGCACGGAAAGTAAGGGAGAAACTGGCTATTATCAAGAAGCAGGAAAACAGGGAGCTTCCCTTTGAAGGGGGACTGCTGGTCTGGAACTACGGGGAAGACCGACTGCAAATTCTTTTCGACAGGATTCCGGAAGATGCCAAGCGGAAAGAGCTTAAATCCTCCGGTTTCCGATGGTCCCCAAAAAACAAGACATGGCAGCGCCAGCTGACCCCGAATGCCCTGTCGGCAGCCAAAAGAGTGTTGAACCTTCAAAATATCTGATTCATGAAAAGCAAGGACTTGAAATTTGTCATCGACCCGCGCTGTTTCGACGGCTGTTGTGTCACATCCATGTCCGACGGAGTGCATAGCGACTATGGAGACAGTGAAACGCTGGAAGAACTGAGAACAAGAGAAAACAATCCTTTCCTGATTGCCGTTCCGGGCAATACCATCCGCAAGATGACACGCATCCATGAGCGGGGACTTTGCGCGCCTTTCAGGGAAATTACTGAAGATGAATATTACGACAAGCTGGACAGCCTGCCCCCTGTCCGGCACACAAGGCATTTCTTTTTCATAGGTGAGCCTTACAGCGGCAATATCTATCCGTTCTGCTTCAATATGGGTGGACGCTGCTTTACAGGGTTGCGTTCCGTCAGGACACCCCGGAAGGAACTGGAACGGCAAATGGCCGTCCATTATGCCGACATCACCTTCCGGTCTGCCATCCGGAAGGAAAAGAGTTCCGTCATATATTCCGGGGAAACAGAAATTCTCATCACTCCCTATCTGTTCATTAACCGGAGCGGTGAGGAACGGTTCATCTGCAACGTCTGCTCCAATCCGAAAGACAAACGGAACACGGAACTTGCAAGAAAATGCATGGCCGGTATTCTGCGCAGTCTGCGAAAACATCATTTCCTCTATTTTTCCGATTATGATGAAAAAGATGATATGGATCTTTTCCTGGACAGGGTGAAAAAGAAAAAATACACCCTACTGGCCCAAGGGACGTTCTTCCAGTATCCGACCAACCGGGAATCTGTTTCTTTTACCGGATACGTCAAGGAAACGGGAGAAAAATTCTTCTACCGGATTTATGACAAAGACCTGTTCCTCCATCTGATGTGCAGGCTGAGGAGCGTTAAAAGAGAAACGGAATGACAAAATGGCGACAATCGGGAAACGGTTGTCGCCATTTTTCGCTATTGCATAAGATAATGATACACAATCTCATGAAACATACAGATTTTTTCGCCCGGATACGGGCTCTCAAAGCGGCGGAATACAAAGAACTTCAAGCCGCAGTGGAATTACACGGTGGAATGTATGAATGGGACCTCCGCAACACGGAGCATCCCATCATCGCTGTAAACCCGGACGGTATTATGCCGTCTCCGGTTGATGTGAGAATATATAGGGTATATATCCGGGAAGGTGTGCTTAAACTTTGCGGAGTCGAAAAGGAATGCCGGGAAGAGGTAAGATTCCAACCGGACGAGGCTTTTGCCGGACATCTTTCCATCATTATAGACTATCTTCCCCCGGTAAACGGGAACAGACAGAGACTGAAATCCATACAGTACGGAAACCATTAAAAACACAATGCCATGCTATACTATAAATTAAACGGTTACGAAGATTTCAAGCAGCGTTTCGGGCTTGAAGGCAGGGGCAACGGTACAACTGTCAGGAAAAACAAAATCCTGCTCGGTCATTTGAAAAGCCCCCTCCTGCTCAGTTACTGCGTAAAACAGAACGACTATTCGCTCCTGCACGTGGACGACATGGCCGACTTGCAGAAGAAGATAGTCGAGGCGGTCAGAAAATCAGGCACGGAGGATGCCGCGCTTCCCCACAAGGTCGAACTCATCGGCGAGGTTTACCGGTCCGCCAAATACAGGACGGACGAATCCAAAGGGGTCTGTGAGGACCTGGACAAAGGTTCCGTCCGATATGTCAATGTGGAAAGGGACCGGGTGTTCAAGATGAAGTCCGGAAAGTTCATGAGGGAGCTTATCCTCGAAACCCGGATAGGGAAACTGTTTTCCCCGAGTGTGCTGAACTGGCTCTCAGGCGACGTGTTCACCCAGCAGTGGTGTACTTATACCTACGGGCACACTCCGGAGGTGTTCGAACTGCATGTGGACGACGATTTCAGGAGAATTTACAGCAGCAGCGAATGCAGGGGCGACTTCGGCTCATGCATGACGGACAGAAACAGGGAGACATTCTACCGGGATGCGGTAAAGGCCAAGGCCGCCTATATCACGGACAAGCAGGGATACGTACTGGCAAGGGCGGTATTGTTCACCGATGTCACGGACCAGGACGGAAAAAAATGGCGGCTGCTGGAAAGGCAGTATTCCTCCGGCGGCAGCGATGTCCTCAAACGGCTGCTCGTTGACAGGCTGATCCGGGACGGAGATATCGACGGCTATAAAATCATAGGCGCGTCATGCCATGAGGCGCACGCGTTTGTGGGAACCGACGGAAGCTCGCTTTCCAGCCGGGAATTTGAGATTGACTGCGAACTGGGAGAAGAGGACACGCTCTCCTACCAGGACTCCTTCAAATGGTACCATTACAGCCGGAACAAGGCATACAATTATCCCCATGCGAAGTATACCTACGAGCTCGACACTACGGACCTCAACCTCTACGGGGATCAAGATGACGATGAGGATGACGGTGAATGGGATGAATACCACCAGTACCACTGTACGGAAACCACGCTCTGCCACCTGCACGGCAGGGAGATTGAAGTGGACTCCGGCAATCTGGACGATTTCATCTATATAGGCCTGTTGGACGAATACCACCATGAGGATGACTGCACACGTTGCGACGAATGCCAGAAGTTTGTCCTTGACAACGATGCGCGACATTCGCACATAACCGGACAATACTATTGCTGCGAAGCATGCATGGAGAAAGCCGAGGATGAGTTCAAACGCAAGAACTGGCATTATTCGGAATATGACGGCAGATGGTACGATGACCTCACGGACATAACCCATATCCATGTATGGAACGCGGAGCAGAACGATTATGAGGAAAAATCCGTCTCCACGGCTACGCTGCACGGCCTGTTGAGGGACGAAGAAGCATGGGAGTTTGACAATGAGTCCTTCAACAGGATAAATCCGGCCACCAATCTCCCATACGGTTACAAACTTAAAAAAGAGACCCGGCATGAATACGCAACTGTTGAAGCGGCTGTATAGCATCTACAGCCCGAGCGGAAAGGAGCAGGGAATGATGAATTTCCTTTCCGCCTATATAAGGACACTTCCCGGTAATATATCCCTTACACAGGACCGGTACGGAAACCTCTATGCGGTAAAGGGGGAGAGCGACACCTACCCCTGCCTGATAAGCCATACCGACCAGGTGGCACACTGCAATCATTCAAAGGATTTCAGGGCCGTCGAGACACGGGACATCATTTTCGGCCTTTCACCCGGGAAAAAACAGTTCGAGAACCTGGGGGCGGACGACAAGAACGGCATATTCGTCTGCCTGGAATGTCTGAAGAAATACGATGTCCTCAAGGTAGTGTTCTTCAGGGAGGAAGAGACCGGATGCAGAGGCAGTTCACAGGCGTACATGCCCTTTTTCGACGACGTGCGATTCGTTATCCAGCCGGACCGGAAAGGGCACTCCGACCTGATTACAAGCATAGGCTGCTCGGAACTCTGCTCGGAAGAGTTCCTTGAGGCGGCGGAGCCGGAGAAATGGGGATATACCGAACAGGCCGGCATGATGACCGATGTGCTGGCACTGAAAGAGAACAACCTCCGTGTCAGTTGCATCAACCTGAGTTGCGGCTATTACAATCCCCATTCGGACCAGGAGATAACCGCCAAGAAAGACCTGCAAAAATGCCTGCTGTTCGTGGAGCATGTCATAGAGGTGTGTACGGATGTATATCCCCATACATGGACGGCAGGCTATATATGCAGCCGCTATGAGGACGAGGATGACATCCACGACATTCTTGCCGGTGACCCGACCCTGACGGCACAGGACCTCCATGACATGTATTCCACCAACTTTCCGCATCTCGGTCTGAAAGACTATGAAAGGATATGCGAGGATCACAGGCTGCTCTGGCCGGGATATGAGGAAACCGGACATTATGAAAACCTTCCATGACGCGCAGGCCTTCACCACACCATCCGGCAAGCGGACTTCAAAAAGCAAATGAGGTCCGCTTTTTCATTTCTTGCCGTAAAAGTAGCCGTTTGCCGGGCTGATTGCACAAGGCGGCCCTTCGGGCTGGTTGGCAGGGAAAAAATCATCCTCGCTTCGCTCCGGTATTTTTTCCCGCCAAGCCTTGCCGCAATCACCGGCAAACAGGCTGTGGGGACAGCAAGAAATAAAAATGCCTACCGAGGTAGGCCGATGTCTAATCACTAAAAGATAAAAGCGTATGGTTACATTGGATTATGAACTCATGTTGTCCGTCTCCCTGTGGCAGTACAACCACCGCCCGGACGAAGGGCTCACTCTCGAACTGTTCCAACAGACTTTCGGACCGGTCTATGGACAACACTATTACGAGAAATGGACCGGCTATTTCAACCGCAACCTATGGGACATGATCGCCTATTTCAGGGGAGAGGGGGAAAACGGCCAGAAATTCTGCGACATGATGGCCGTGCAGGTGGAACTCTACACCAAAAGCAGGAGGGAATATGGAACACGGTAAGTTTTATACGGCAGAAGCCCTCAGGGGACTCAATGCAGCCTATGATGCCGAATACGGGATAACCTCCCTGGAAACGGACAAGGTGAACGGAATCATCCGGTGCATGGACGACACGCGAAAACTCTCCCTGGTGCCGCAGGAGGGAGACCTGCTCGAATATTTTCCGCAAAACGGTGACTACTTCCCGCAGGCGCATATCGAAACGGCTGGAAAAGGGCGGGCTGCGGTCTGCCTTTCTTCCCGCACACCGTTCTGCCATATGGAAAGCGGACGGGTACATTACAACACCGGTGACGGTCCCTGGACGCAGGTTCCCCTTTCCGGCATGATACCGGCGGGCACCGTCACGAAACGTTTCCAGACCTGGGGACGTCACGGCCGGTGCCGCCATGGGGAGCTCCATTTCCACACGCCCGTGCGCTCATGGTCTTTCCGCGAGCCGAATCCCCTGTACGAAGGCTATACCATGAAAGAGTGGACAAAATACCTGATAGAGAAGGTTCCCGACCCGGAGAAAAGGAACGAGTTCCTCTACCGGTACGGCGGCATCACCCTCTATTCCGAAAGGGAGCTTGAAGAACTGGCCGCCCTGCTGCATGGCAAAATATTCGATGGTCTGCACAAGCGTTCGCTGGTTCTTTGGGGCTACCGCATGGAACGCATATTCCTTCCCGCACCGGAATGGAACGCGGCAGAGGGAGAGATACGCCTCTCCTTTCTCGGAGGCATGCCCGCGAAAATACAGACCGACCATGCAAGGCGCAGGCTCACAATCTGCATAAAAAAGTCTAACCCATAAAATTTCAAGCAAATGGCAACATACGATATACCCAATGAAATCAGTCCGCTGAAAAAGCGGATCAGTGATTTTTCCCTCTCATGCGGATACGACCCCATAACCGTGTTTACCGATTTCCTGACGTACGTCATACATGGTTTCTCTCCCGGGGCTCCGCCTCTGAAAAACTGGAAGTACAAACGGCGGCAGAACATGGCGTTCATGGAGATGACCGCCGAATGGATACGCCTCATGCAATCGCGGCTGAAAGACGACGAAAGCTGGTACGACCCTTTCGGTGACCTCTATATGGCCCTCTCTTCCCGGACGGGACAGAGGATGCAGGGACAGTTCTTCACACCGCCCCCCATCTGTGAGCTGATGGTCGCATGCGGCGACAATGGAGAAAAGGTCCGGGGAAAACGAATGAACGACCCTACCTGCGGAAGCGGAAGGCTGCTGCTGGCTTTCCATGTCCGGAATCTCGGAAATTACCTGATAGGGGAAGACCTCAACCACACCTGTTGCCTGATGACCGTATGCAACATGCTCATACATGGATGTGTCGGTGAGGTCATCCACCACGACAGCCTTTCCCCCGACCACTTCCTCTGCGGATGGTACGTGAACATTTCACTGACGCGGACCGGCATCCCCTCCATACGGCGAATGAGCGAGGCCGACTACCGGACCAGCCGCCGCCTTCCCGTCAGCGGGGTATTGGAACGGAAGAGGATACTCGACGACAACCGAAGACGGCGTCCGGCAGCATCCCCCCTCAACTTATTGCAACCTAATATTAACCCATAAAAATCAAGAAACATGAAACTAAGTGTAAGTAACGAACTGAAATCCCGCCTGACCCATGCGGCAGCCAACGGGAGTGTGATCGCGGCGGACATCCTCGCGGAAACAAAGCGCAACACCGATGTCTCGGAAATCATCCGTGGAGGTTACAACTTCTTCTCGACCAAGCGGAAACGTACGGGATGTACGCTCTATCAGAAAATCCGCATTGTCTTCACCACATGCAACAAAGACCTGGCCAACAAGAACTTCCCCGACCGCAACAACCCGCAGGCCCCCTGGTTTCCCGAGAACCGGACGGACATCGAACCTTCCACGTTCGTCGGGCTCTTCAGGAACCTGCCGGAATACTCCGAAGCGGAACTTTCGTACTTCAGCAGCGCAATCTGTGTGGACAGCAAGGTTACGGTACGGCTGCACGATGGTATGCAGGACTTCTTCGAGGCATACAGCGAGGAGAATTACACCACGGTGACGGACACCACCGAGTCAAGCCTTCACAACTCCTGCATGCGTTATGAAAACAGGGTCCGCAACGCCGCCGATTTCTATGCCAATTTTGCCGGTGCCAGTATTCTGGTCGCGAGGGATGAAAGCAACAATGTGCTTGCGCGGGCCGTGGTGTGGAAAAACGTCCGCACCCTCCCGGGTAGCGGCACCTTCGACGGCTTTTCACTGATGGACCGCGTCTATTTCTCCCATGCGTTTGTGCTGGAGATGATGCGTAAGCAGGCGGCCACGCTCGGCATCACATTCCGCAGGCAGCATAACGACTACTCCCATACCAGAGATTTTGTGGCGCTGAACAGCCTGCCTGAAGAAGGAATAGAGGCAGGAAAATCCTACACACTGAGTCTGGCGGTGGAAGTTCCGGCATGTAAATGGCACAAGAGGGGCGCACCGTATATGGACACTTTCTACTGCATCTGCATGAAAGACGGAAAAATGGAGCTGCGCAATCTGGAAGCCGGAAAAGTGGTCGCCACCTGCCGGAGTACGGAAGGTGTTGCCACGCCGGTCGGGAAGGTATGCCCCGGATGCGGCTACGTGCATACCGCCACCGAAAGCGCGTTCTGTCCCTCCTGCCGGCAGCGGATTTACAGCTGCACCATCTTCGGCCAGGTGATGACGGGAAACACCGTAGAGTACCAGGGTAAGACCTATCCGTCCCTATTGTTCAAGAAGAAGAGGCCTATACCTTCCATGAGACTGTACCTGCAAGTCAACAAACTTTACAACGAATGATATGGAACGGCTGATGGCACTCTACAATACGGCTTCTCCCTCAGGCAGGGAGAAGCCCATGATACGCCTTCTCAAGGCGGAACTGACGGGAATGGGTATCACGCATTACCAGGACAGGAAAGGAAACCTCTATGCCGTAAAGGGCAGGGCAAGGACCTATCCGTGCGTCGTGGCGCACATGGACGAGGTACACCGCAGAAGCGGCGGAGACTATGCCGCGCACATGGTGGACGGACACTTCGTAGTCGGCTACGACCGGAAGAGGAAAAAGATGGCAGGCATCGGTGCGGACGACAAGAACGGCATCTGGATATGCCTGAAATGCCTGGAAGATTTCAAGGTCATGAAATGCGCGTTCTTCGTGCAGGAAGAAACCGGATGCATCGGCAGCGGAGCAGCCGACATGGGATTCTTCACGGACTGCCGGTTTGTGCTCCAATGCGACCGCAAGGGCGACAGCGACCTGGTCACCCGGATTTCCGGCATGGACTTATGCTCGGAAGAGTTTATCGAACGTATCAATCCGGAAAAATACGGCTATCAGGTAGCGGATGGCATGCACACGGATGTATATGCGCTGAAAAGAAGGGGGCTTGGTATCTCCTGCGTCAACATATCCTGCGGATATTATGAACCGCATACCGACCATGAATACACCGTGCTCAAGGACCTGGTAAAATGCTACCGGCTTGTACGCCATATCGTCTGCTGCCACAAGGAAGTCAGCAGGCACACCCCTTCCCCCGTGAGGAGGTTCATGCCCGGATATTACGAACTGTTCGGTGAAAGGGGATACGACGAGGAGCTTTTCATGCGTTATCGAAAAAAATACGTACAACCCATGCACGCCGGCCATACACGTTTAGAAAAAAGGAAAGGGAATTCCGGAGGATTCCATGACAAGCCGGAGGATATACAGCCCTGACAGGGCAAGGGGGAGATCGCATAACCGTGTCTCCCCATTATTTTAGGGAATTCATTTGACCGGTTAGGATAAAAGCGCTATCTTCCAGTCATAAAACATCAGGATTTATTAGGATTTACAAACAATCAGTATATGGGAACAAACGAGAACTGGCCTGAAATCGTAGATTCGCTCCGGCCATACCTTAAAGGAGCTCCGGCAAAGGAAAAGTTTCTGAAAGAAACGGAGAACAGCCTGAAAATTCTCGGATGGAGAAAGACCAACGGGACGATGGTGTCACACTCTCCGGCGGACGGCAATCCCGGCGGACCGGACCTCCTCCTCTTAAAGCAGGAAGAAACCACCGGGTTACAGGCTTTCCCCGTCATGACGGAGCCTCCCACATTCATGAACCATACCGCAGGCTTGTATGTAGGGGAAAACATCCGGCTTTATTACAAGGCTACCGGCAGAGAAAACACCCCGGTATGGGTGCTGACAGCGGAAATCAGGGAAGACGACGCCAACGGTCCGCTTCTCTGCGACCTGCTGTCCTTTAAAGCATTCAACCTGAAAAGTATGGAGAATTTCTGTTTGCGACGCTACAATCTGATGCGTACCGACGGCAGCTTCCGCCAGTGGACGGAGGATTTCCTTTCCGGAGATACCGGAGTGGAGAACCTCGCCGGTCTGCTCATGGAAAAGTTCATGGCCGAAGGCTTTGAGGAATCCCTTGTCCGCGAGGAGCTGGACAGACTGGACCTCAGGGTACGTTATGAAAAGGGACATGCCGCAATCACTCTCCGGAATCCGGCATGAAACGGCTTCCGGAGGCAGCCCCGTAATCAATGCACCCCTTTCTCTACGGTCCCTGTCACAGCTCCCTGCCCAGAACGAGTGACAACGCGTACATATACCGGTTATAAGCCTTCAGCTTACTGAAATCCGGTGCAATTCCCATATATGGGTCCGTACGGGTACTGTAAAAGAACACGTCCGTAAAATCCCCGTACCGTTCCACACGCTCGCCGTTCAGCGGTATCCGCTCCACCTCAAACCCCTCCAGCGGAAGCGAATCAACCTCCCCCGGTTTCTCATTTCCCAAAATGTTCATCCGGCGATTGAACAGCACATATCCTTTTCTTTTAAAATCCACACGCATACCGTACGGACGCCCTACAAGAAAGGCCGTCGCCGCTTTCTTCATATAATCTTCCATAAGACAGGCCGCGATATAAAATTAACCCGTGCAAAATTACTTCATTTATCCGTAAATCCAATAACTTGCGACACCGGGTTACGGTTCCGTTTCACCAGATATTCGTTCAGGTCCTTGCATTCACCGTAGAGCGGTGTCCCGTCACGCACACGGGACCCGAATTTCCGGACAAGTTCCTCCATGGCCCTTTTTCCGGCTGCGTCGTTGTCCAGGAAACCATATATAAGCCCGTATCCGTCCAGCCCCCCCGACACTTTGGCGGTATTGGCCACGGAATTCAGCACGATACAGTCTGCCTGTCCGTCACCGGGCAGACAGAAACCGCGTTCTGTCCGCAGCATAAGAAAAGAGAGGTAGTCCATAAACCCTTCAAACAGGCAGCAGACCGCCGCTTTCTTTTCCCCGCCACGGATTACCGAGATGGATTTGGGTGATATGCAGCCCTTGAAATAGCGGCTGCGCACCTCAAAACCGCCGGCGATGTTCGGAAAGCCGATGGCATAATACCGTTTGCCCCGGCACTCGTAACGGACTTCCAGGCATTCCTTCCGGGCGGTTTCCCCACCGATGCCCCGTTCCCGCAAATAGGCAAGCAGGGCGGGGGAAGTGAGCGGAAGCGTTGCCAAATGCCGGAAAGCGGGCTCTTCCCGATACCGGCTGCCGGCAATAGCGGACGGTTGCCGCACATGGGGAATCCTCCCCTCTATCTGCCGCAAAAGGTAGGCCACGTCCGATGACGCGTACAGTTCCGCCGCCAGCGCAAGGATGTTGCCCCCTTTTCCGAGTCCGAAGTCATACCAGCAGTTAAGCCCAGTGTTCACCTTGAACGAGGCTTCCCTCTCCTCCCTTAGCGGCGACCTGTACCACAGGTTCACCCCCTGCCGTCTTACCGGGGTGTGCCCCAGGGTGTGCAGGTAATCCTCGATTCTGATCTGTTTGGCTGTAAGAATATCCATGATGTACAAATACGTTTAGACAGATTCCCGTTACAGAAATCCCCCGGAAGACCGGAGGATTCCCATTCCTTTGTCGCCGTCCCGTGCCGTCAGGGCACAAACAGCAGTTCAAATTCCGTTTCCCTTCTTCTTTGAATCGAGGGCACCGGCTTTCCCTTATAGCACCGGTAAGCCGTGAACTCCCTATAGATGTCCCGGTCACCGGCTTCCAGTTTCCTTATCAGCGTGCTTTTGGGCATCTTTCCATGCCCGAGCAGCCTGTACGGACCGACCTGGTAGGCAAGGCAGCCTATCAGTAATGAGTCTTTCCCCAGATGGCGGAACAGGGCGCACATTCCGGCAAGGTCCGCCCTCAGCAGGCTGTCCGCCTGCGCTTCCGTAATATCCGCCGTCAGTTTTTCCCCTTCCCTCAAACGGTGTCCGAATCCTATGTACGGATAATGGCGGGCCGAATGCCAACCCTCGAACCGCTTGATGATGCATACGGCCCTGTCAAACGGTGCAAGATGGAGGATGCCATCAGGCATTTCCGCGCGGAGCATGGTGCACACGCACACAAGCCCCAGCAAAAGTGTCAGCCTTCTCACCATTCCACACTTACGTTCAGCACACAGCAGGCCAGGCCGTCCTCATAACTCCACTCACGGCTTTCCACCACCATCACGCACTCTTCCAGGAACCGGGCCACGCTCATCCGCTCCGTCTCCGCGTTCCGCTCGAAGCAATGGAAAGCGGGGACCGTCTCCAGCATCTCCCGGGAACGGGCGCAGGCAAGACAGCCGGCATCGACACGGATGCGGTCCCCTTTACGGGGAACAGCACCTGCACGCTCCGACAGTTTTATATAGGATGGCAGACCGGGAATACACAGATACAACAGAATGCTCATCCCGCATCCTCCTCTCCGCCGGTCCCACTGTCGTCATCCGCATTGAAATCAAAGCTGAGCCGTTGCAGGCTCCCCCAGTTGTTCTCAAAGTACAGGTCGATGGTCTGCGCCTCGTCCGCGCTTTCCGACGTATAGTACAGCCGGAACTTCTTTTCCCCCAGCAGGTAGCGGTCGTTGGGTTTCAGCACCGTGCCGTCCTCCATTTCAAGGCGGCCTTTTCCATCGGGCTGGAAGTAGCGCAGGGTATAGACCGTACCGGAAAAATCCCCCTCGGGGAGAATCTCCAGACGGATTTCCACTGTACTTCCGGCGGCAATTTCGTCCGCCACCGGCATGGCCTCTACCGTAAAGGGGTATTCCTGCTGAATAGCCAGGTCACTGTCACAGGAGGCAAGGCAGAAGGCAGCAACCATGCAGCAGCCCGCCACCATAAAATCAAGTATCTTTCTCATAAATGTATGAATCGGGAATGGTTAGAAAATATAGTTGAGCAAAATTCCGTATTGGGTATGGAAATGTCCGGCCGCGCCGCCCCAGAGGACGCGTTCACGCAGCCGCAGTCCGAGGGAGAGGCGGTCTGTCAGGCAGACTTCCGCCTCCAGTGTCACGGCGCCGCCGTAGATGAACGACCCGTGTTTCTTCAGCCCGGCACCGTCGTCGAGCAGCCGTTTTCCCCCGTTCACGCTCTCATACCCCATCAGGCCGGAAAGGCCGATGTTCAGGAGCACGACTTTCCCCGGACACGAGAAGAAGTTGCGGTAATACCCCGCTTCCCCCGTATATTGCACGACAGGGATTCCCGTGTTCCGGTAAGGGTGGTTGCGGCGCATGACCTCCCCGCCGTACACCCATTTGTGACCGCCTTTGGCGTAGGTGAACACGGCCAGGGAGAAGGCATACCCCGCATCCGCCTGGTTTTCCGGAGAATAGAACCCGTCCGCCATCTCCGCCGTCAGCTGCACGCCCCTCATGCCCATGAGGTGGCGCTGGGCCTCCGCCCGCCCCGTGACAAGGGCGAGCAGGGCTATGGTAAGGTAAATCACCCGGTGTCTCAT